GAGTACCAGCCTGCGCCGAACCACCAATCTTCAATTTTACTGTAAATTGGTTTACGACCTGGGACATGGCAGCGGTAGAGGACAAATCGTTATAGAATTGCCTAGACGTACCAGAAGTAGAATCCGAGTCACTCAAAGTAAGATAGCAAGTTGCAGAACCTGTTATATTACGTGCACCTGTTACGTGCTCGAGCGGCTTGTTTACAAAACCTAATTCATCAGGTACTAAGTACGTAATGTTATTAGAGATAGTAAAACTTCCACCTGTCATTGTAAGGGCATACTTACCGTCACCATTCGCCGTAGCCCCACCAGGGAATACAGTTGTATTAGATGCAGTAATATCAATACTAGTTAAACGATTCCGAATAAAAGTATTGGTACTAGTAACTGCCTCATTAATTGCTTGAGTAAGGTGTGTGCCTCCAGCAGGAGTTGAGTTAACTAAGTGAACGGCTGTACCTTGTGCATTATTAGTCTGGAAGTACAAATCGCCAGCAGCAACGTTAACAGCAGTGTCTACTCCTCCTTGTGTACGTTTTTGGTTAGAAGCCAATGTAGTACCTGTTCCAGATCTAAAGCTAGTAGAAACGTCTTGCACTTCTTTTGCCATCCCTGACCAGTTCAAAGTAGCAATTCCTTCTACATCGAAATCAATGCTTACTTCATTAGTAACAGCTTCTGCACACTTATAGATAATAGGGTTCAGAGGATCTGTTTCAATTACAAAGTAAAGAGCCATTGGGTGTAATGCGGATCGGTTAGATTCAGTTAATACTATATTACTAGTTCCAGCAGAAGGAGTAATAACAGGTCCGGAAACCTTGTTTACTGCTCTTCGGAACCCTTTGGCACCTGCAGTCAGACTAGCAACATCAAAACCTAAAGCGGTATCACCTGCGGCTGCTCCAATCTTCTCACTGGGTATAGTAATGGTTTCATCAACTGCCCATCCATCTCCAGGGGAGGCAACAGTAGCTGTAGCTGCACCACTTCCATTTACAACAACGGTAAAAGACGCACCAGTACCACCACCACTAATATCAGTAGTGTAGTCACTTTCTGAAATTGTATAAGTACCACCATCTCTAGAAATATCTGTTCCGCCTGTTATGTTATCGATAGTTGCAATACCTGTTGCACTATCATATGCATCAGCACCTGACATAGCGGCCCAAAGAACTTCTTCTACTGAGTGAATATCTGTTCCAGACCCGTCAGCAGTAGCAACACCACTTGCTACGCTTCCGCCTTTTGACTTGAACGGACGAATATAAGTACTAAAAGACCATTCCGCGGGGGCAAGAGAGTCTGTGAACAGACGTCTTCCTCGACGGGATACACCTTTTGTACTTTCCATTTCTGAAAGCATTATTTCAGAAGTATTTGTAGTCTGAGAGAAGCTATATCCATCTAGAATAGGTACTTCCCACAATTGTCCCTTACCAGGGGTATTGGCATCTTCGTCGTCTTGGTTACGAAACTGAACAAACAGCCTCGTGTCACGACTAAAATACAATTGATCGGCCATAGTTTATCTCCTATGTAACTTGAAAAGACTGAAGCGTGAACATTTGTTCGTGCCAGAATTTTCTAATAACGAACTTCTATAAGAATTTCACCAACTCCAAGAGGTTCGAGTACACCTTCATCAGTATCAATACTGAGGATTGTGATCTGCTGGGTGGATTGCTCTAACCCTAATCTATCTGTGTAAGTTAACTTACTGTTTGTTTCTAGTACAGTTTCAACATCCTCTAGTAATTCATCTAAGGCTGTAACTGCATCTTCCTCATTTACATAACAACGAACAGTAAGATTTAAAAATCTGTCTTTATACCCACCTGTTTGATATGTTCTTGATTCGCTTCCTGCATTTATGTGAACAGCAGGGAACTCTTCTATTTCGTCCCAGAATTTTAGTCTAGGGCTGGTTTCAGCTACTGCTGTATGGTAAATACCTCTTCCATCAATAAGTGCTATTTTGTCAGAAAGAGCCTTTGTAATAGAAGACCTTCGTGTAGTGTACTGTCTTGTAGTATTCGGCACTAAACTCTCCTAGTATAAAATCTTCCTAAAGCATAGCCTGCTGCAATTTCCCTTATCGATGCATCAATCAACTTTCTAGGGTCTCTATCGTTACTAGCTCTATTTGAGCCACTTCCGGTCTCATAAACAGAATAAGGGTCTTTTTTGTAAGAGTACCCAAAACTAGGCATACCTTGAGGGGTTTGTATGACATCTGTAATTTCTACACTGTCTGCAAATCTTCCTGTTTGGTTTTCTAGTCTTGGTGCTCCCATATTCTTTCTAACTGTTTCTGGTAACTTATCATTTATAAGAGCCATTACCTGATATAAACTTGCACTTTTTTGTTGTGTACTTGCCTTAGTTTTAGCATAACCTACTTTTGCTATATATTTTTGTCGCTTCTTGCCTGCAGGTTTGCTTTTTTTCTTTCCTACTGTACTTGGCTTTCTACTAACAGGGGCGGCGGGGGCACTGGTCCGTAACCCTTTGGCTTTTAACGCTGATATAATCAAGTACCGAGTGTGGTTCTTAGCATCCTCTGCTATAGAATTACTACCTTTCACATCGGATATTCCTTGGTCAACTATAAACTCTTGTAATAACTTTCCTAGCTTTGGCTTTACAGTTTTCCAATCAGTTGTTAAGTCTCCTGATGGGTTTTCTTTATGGCTCTTAACATGGATTGAAATTCTTGTATCTGGGTTATACTTAACTTGGTTTTTTCCTTTATAACTACCTTTCTTAAACTCCAGCTCTACTTGTCCAAATTTTGAAACAAAGTCTCTTAGTTCCTGAGTTTCCGCGAACTTTGAGTACGTGGGGCTGTTCTTCGCCCACTCAGCAGCACCTAATAGTTGTAAAGCTCCTACTGATCTTTTTGTGCTGTGCAATCTTTGTATACCTTGAGAAAGTAGTGCACTTTCTGAGCCTTCTTTTCCTCTCTCTGCCTTATGGTCAGTTAGCCGTTTATTTTTAGGTAATTCCGCATTTATTAGCTCTCTACCTGCCTTTTTTAAGGCATTAAACGGAGCTTGTATATACCTATCCTGGTCAAAACTGATATATGTAGATGTACTTGAAACTAAATCAGCTTTTGTCCTAGGTTTATTCACATATACTAAAACTGCGTTGATAGCTTGTTTTGCTACGTCCCTGAAAAAGCCTATGTCCAGTTCGGGCATTGAGGATGACTTTTCCTTTTTATCTCTTCTATTTTTTACTAGAGCGTACCCGTCTTTAAAAGCATTTGCTATATCTTCATGGTACATCCATACTCGCTGCGGATGCATATCCAAAGCTGCCCTGGCTGCTTCCGAATTGAGGTAATTCTCCATTCGTTTTAATACTTTTTCGGATGCAGCTTTAGACATTAAAAGTTTTTGTACAAGTCTAAGACCCGCTTAATGTGGTCAGGATACCCAACATTATCTCGTTGTGTAGAGCTACCTTGGTTTTGCAAACTAGCACCTGCAATAGTCTGTCGTAGCTTGTGCTCGTCTTTTAAATAGTAAGTAACTAAGTCTAGTACTGCTAACTTAAGATCGGCAGGTACTGCAGTATACCCGGCAGTATACACTACCTTAACTGTCTCTATGCCTATGGGCCAGTTCTTATACCCACTAGAAGTTGTTCTATAGATACAGTCCGTGGCATTATTAAGAGCATACTCTTTTGCACCAACGGTAAGAGTAGTAAGAGCACCTCCATAAGAAGTAGACTCCTGAACACTTACTATAGCATTTATAGGGCTTTCTGTTAACTGTACTATGTGTGTACCCCATTCAATACTAAACGTTTCCGTTTTATTGGTGGAATAAAAGTCTACAAAGCTGTTACCACAATAAGTTTTCACTAGTTGACTTACAGACGGGATTAAAACGTTCAGGCGTGCGTCTTCTTTAGGCTGAGTTATACCCTCGGCCGTTTTGTACTCCTGTAATGTTATTAAATCTGCCATATTCTATAAGTCCATTAGTAAAAACTTGGGGGAGAAAGTCTCCCCCTCGTTTCTATACTTTTTAAGTATTAACTTAGTCAGTTCTTACCAGCTTAACAACAGATACATCAGTAGTACCATTGTTAGGACGTAACTGGTTGAAGCCCATAGCCTGGCTAGCAACAATTACGTTACGCTGATTCATAACTTCGTAATCCTGCTCAATTGATACGCCACGCAGACGTGGGATAACATGGTTACGAACGTTAACAGCATAACCTACACTTCCACCATTAGCGCCGTCACCTTCGAGCTGGTCAGACACGACTACAGGAGTACCGTAGATTGCGCCTACGCTACCTGTGATCTTAGTAGCTATATCAGAGCCTACATCAGTGATGTCAGCGAATGCTACATCAGCAATGAGGTCGTAGTAACGAGCCTGAGATACGACATAAACCAAGTCCTGAGGCATCATACCATACTTACCCATCTTCTTACGGGCTGACAGGAACTCTGCTGCAGTAACTGTTGTATCTGGTGTACCTGTTGTATCCAGAACACTTACAAGATTAGAGGCTGCAAGAGCTTCAAGACCATTAAAGCCTTGTACTCCACCAGCAGTACCGTTAATGATAGCATCGTCTACAGCGCGCGCATGTGCACGTGCAACACCTTCAACAAGCATTGGCATCAAGTTAACTAAAACTTCTTCGTCAATGTTGTTATCCATGAAAGTAGTCGAAACAAGCTGAGTAGCTTTCAAGATTACTTGTACAGCATTATACTGAACGTTAGTAACTTCAGGACGGTTTTCCAAGTTGCCATTAATTGCAGCGTTTGCACCCCATGTTGCTTTGCCAGCATCTGTCTGAATTGGCAGTACTTGAGTCTGTGAATTAATAGTAATTTCACGGAAAGCCTGTGCCAGTTTCAACTCAAGCATAATTTCCTTCTCGATTTGAGTAGAAACACCTTGAGCAATTCCAGCAGCATTAGCAGCATAGTTTACGCCAGCTTTTTCCATAACGTTCTTAGAATAGTCAGTATCCCAACCTTTACCAGTCATAACACCAAGTAAATGTCCATACATAAGTTCTTTACCGAACTTAGTAATGTCCTGGCCTTCTGAACGGTCAGAGAAAGTTCTCTTGCTGGTCTGCATAGCTGTAATTTCAGCTTGCTTCTCTTCAAGGTCTTTTTTGTACTTTTCGATAGTCTCAGTAGCGTCTACTTTATCAGTAGCCATTTCTTTACGAATATCTTCAATCAAACGCTCTGCACCTGATTCTACACCAGATACGATTGCAGTTTTGATTTCTTCTTCTTGCTGAGCCTTAGCTTCTGCATCTGCAGTTGCTTGGTCTTCAAGGTCCTTCTGTGCAGCCACTTCGGCTACTTTTTGCTCGGCTTGCTTCATTGCGATTTTAGCAGCAGTTTCCTCAGCTACTTTTTTAGCAAAAGCTTCCAAGTCAACGGGTTGTTGTGTCTCTTCAGACATTTTGATCTCCTTTTGGACTTGCGT